CACCATGATCTGCAGGCGAGCTCCTGCCCAGTGCGTGTCGATGCGCTTGCCCGACTGCTTCTTGTACTCCTGCAGGATCGGCAGGCCCATCGGGGTCTCCCACCACAGCGGAAGGTCGGCCTTCGCTACCACCTGCGCCGCGTCCCGCAGCCAATCCATCGCCAGCGCCGCCGAGGTGACGGTCGCCCGGATGGCCCGGTAGAGGACGTGAGACAGCCACATGGCTGCGTGGTAGTTGTCCGCACCACCGAGGTGTGGCCCCTCGCCCGCCAGCTCGGCTTCCTTATCAAGCTCGCGCAGCGTCTGGTGGATCATCTGCTGCATCCCGAACCGGGTGGCCGAGTAGCAGTAGGTCATCGTGGGGCGCTTCGCGATCTTGCGGTTCACCTTCCCGCCCCGCCAAGGGTTGGGGATGGTGCGCTCGTTGCCCTCGGCGTCCTCGTAGGTGATCGTCGGGGCAGCATCCGCCTCTTCCTGAGCCACCTTGGCGACCGCCATGTAGACGTCCGCCGGGGCCTCCGAGGGGAGCAGGTTGACGGTGCGCCCGCCTGCCTCGTCGCGGAGCATGGCCGAGAAGTGCTGGAGCCCTGAGCAGGAGCCGTCGAGGGCCACCGGGATGCGGCTCTCGTAGGCCGTGGGGTCTTCCAGCGACATGGCGCGGTGAAGCTCCATGCAGGCCGCAAGGGCACCGTAGGGGCTGTCGGCCGTGGTCCAGAACCGCTGCCCGTCGAGAGGCGCAGCGCCGCTGTCGAGCAGGAGGTCGATGTGCCCACAGACCCACGCGAGGCGGTCGTCGAAGCTCACCTTGTCCACGCCGAACAGGTTGGCGATGTGGATTTGCAACCATCGGAACCCTTGGAGCCCGAGGGGCTTGGCGTCGGCGAAGTGGATGAGCGCCTTCTGCCAGTCGCTGCCCTGCGGCGAGGGGCCGAAGACAGGGATCGGGTAGACCCGGCCACGGAAGTCCAGCTCGTGGGGGAAGTAGATGCGGTCCTCGTCCGCGAACCGCCGGGCGACCCACAGGCCCTGCATGAGTGCCATTCGGGCACTGATGCGCTCCGCGTTCTTGGCGTAGACGCGGGCCGCTTCGCGCTTCCACTCGGCCTTGGCCGCCTCGTTGGTGCCGATGTCCACCGGCTTGGCCGGTACGGGGTCGTCGGTGCGCTGCGGGAGACCGCCAAGTGGAGTGCCCTCGTTCCACACCGTCTGCATGACGTCGAGGACTTCGGTGTTGATCTGCCACGGGGTGTCCTGAATGTGGTTCACCGCCGCGTAGCAGGCATCAATGTCGATGCTGCGCAGCTCTTCGTGGTAGGCCTTGTTCCGCTGCTTGACGAAGCGGTTGCCGGCGCGGGGCGTGAGGTAGCCACCGTAGGTGGGCGAACGCCAGCGACGGGGGCGGACCAACATCGGCAGGTTGATCGGCTCCATCGACGAACAGCGGTCGTGCTGGTTGTCGAGCCACTTCTGCAGTGTCTCGGTCGGCTTGAGGCGGTAGGTGTAGCCGCGCTTGTGCTTCTGCGCGTCCTTCGAGAACAGGCCGGTCGCTTCCATGACCAGCTCCATCAGCTTCAACCCGATGGTGGCCTTCACGGTCTCGGGGACCTCGCGACGGACGCCCTCGGCAACGAACAGCTTCTTCACCGCAGCCCTGCGCTGGCGGGAGTAGCCGCGCTGCTCTTGCGCCTTGAGGTAGCCCTTGTAGCCCACGCGGTTCTGCTCGCGGAACGCCTTGAACTCAAGGTTCTCGATCAGGGCATCGGCGATGCGGATGGCGATGGTCTGGAACGCCGACTGGCTGATCGACAGGTTCACCATCACACGTACCGTCAGATAGGCAGCCTCGTCGGCTTCCGTCAGGAGCAGATAGTCGGCGGCGTTGTGGCGGCGTCCGGCCTTGCCGTCGCAGGCATCGGCGAGGAAGGCGTTGATCGCCTCGGCGACCGGCTCGACGCAGGCCTTGATCAGGATGCGGCCCGGCGGGAGATTGGCTTCCTCGTCCACCGTCCCGGCGTCCACCTTCCAAGGCAGCTTGCGCGAGTGGTAGCGGGCAGTGCCGAGGGCGCGGCTCTCGTCTTCGAGTTCGATCTGACGGCGAATGAGGTCACGGGTGGGTGTCATGGGTATTCCTTCCGGTCAGGGAGAAGCCCGCTCTGCGCAGGCCAAGGGTTCCGATGGAGACCGTGAGGGTCTCCTAAGGGTCTCTTTCAGTGGGTGTGTTCACACCCCCGAGGGTGAGGGTTAATTGGCACTGTTGGCGCGATCTTCATGAATGTGGAAGTATCGCGCCAGATCGTGCCAAGTCGGCGCGCAGAAGATCGTGCCAGTTGGCACGGTGCATTTCTGCCCGGTAGCCGATTGATTATTTAGGGAGTTACTGGAGCGGGTGATACCACCCACTCCATACCTTTTCAGCGACTTACTCATGGCACACCGGGACAGGCTCGGCGCGATCTGTTCCGTCCGGTTGATGATCTGCGATGGCACACAGTGCGCCATCCGATCCCGCTTTTCCCCGACGCGAAGCGACTGAGCTGATCGTGTTGAGGATGCCTGCGCCCCGCCAGACGTGGCTGTTCATCAGGTGCAGGTAGCGACCGGCGGTGATCTTGATGTCGGAGTGCCCTAGCCAGTCGCGCAGGGCGACCAGATCGAGCCCGCCCTCGGCCAGCCGGGTGGCGCAGGTGTGCCGGAAGGTGTGCAGCACCACGTCGTCGAACGCGAAGCCCTTCGCCTTCATGTCCTCGCGCAGGTTGGCGAGCAGGTAGAGCGGGCCGCTGCTGCCCTTCGCCCAAGGGAACCAGCGGGTACCCTCGACGCGCTCGTTAAGCTCCTCAATCACGCGCAGCGCCCGGTCGGAGAGGGGCACGTCGCGGGGCTTCTTGCTCTTGGTCACCACAATCTCCCGCCCGTTATAGATCGTGCGTCGGGGGATCGAGAGCCACACGCCCTCGGCTGCCTCGCCAGTGAGCGGGTCGGTCCACCGCTTGCGCTTAACCCACGACGGCCCGGCGAGGATGGCCTCGGTCAGGCGGATGCCAGTGTCGAGCAGCAGGATGGCGAGGCGCTCGAAGTGCCACCATGCGCGCAGCGGCTCGGCCTGCCGCCGGTCGAGGATGCACTCCAGCAGCGCCGCTTCCTCGTCGAGGGACACGACGCGGTCCCGCTCGTTATCGACGGTGATCGAGGGGAAGTCTGGCATCGAGGCCAGCACCCCTTCGTTCACCGCGTGGCGGCAGGCGGCGGACAGGCTGCCCGTCAGCTTGCGGACGCTGGCCGGGGCGTAGCCCTGAGCGAACAGGTCGTCGGTCAGTTGCTTGGCGATGGCCGTGGTCACCTGCCCAATCTGCAGGTCGCTCGGCAGGTTGCGCCCGATGACCCGGACGTTGGAGCGGTGGGTCGCATCGGCCCGGCAGTGCAGCCACACGTCCCGGTGGGACAGGCACTGCGCCAGCCAAGCCGACAGGTAGGGCGTGTCGAGTTTCGTCAGGGTGGAACCGCTCGAGCGCGGCTTGTGTCCTTTGGGTGCGACCTCTCCACCCTGTGCGGGGTGGAGCGGGTGCATCCCGGCGAGCCAGTCGCGGCGTTGTGCCTCGGCCTCGGTGCGGTCCTTGGTACCGAGGCCCACACGGGACCGGCGGAGCCCGCCCTGCCCGTCTGGTACCTCGGTGTCGAGGTAGTAGACCCCGTTCGGTTTCTGCTTGAGGGCGGTCATGTCACTCTCCGTAGGTGATGGCGGCGGCGACCTCGTCGATCACGCGCTGCCCGGCGTTGGTAAGGCGAAGGAACTTGCGGCGGTGGTCGAGCGGGTCGAGGTCGGCCTTGAGCCACCCCAACCCGGTCACCCGGTCGCCATCACGCACCCGGCCTTCCTTGAGGAAGACCTTGTAGGTGGTGTGCAAGCTACGGTTCACGGTAGGCCCCACGGCGTCCTTCAAGTCAGTGAAGGTTGACGCACGGCCCGCTCGGTCCGCAAGCCCGGCGGTTAGAAAGAACGCCAGTTGCGCAGCGGTAAGCTGCCTAGGTGAAAGCTCAGCGAGGACAATCAGCCCCGCTGAGAAGTTTCGCAAGGCGGGCGTGGACTGCCGCCGCTCGATCTTGTCGGTCATTGTCTTCTCCCCCGGTCGGCCCCTCGCCGACCTTCGTGTTGGTGGAACATTCATGCATTTGCAGGTTCATGTCAAGTTTCTCAGTCGG